CTGCCATAGAACCAGACCCGATGATGGTAGAAAAAGGTTTGGCTGTAAACGCAGAGGGGTGCTTGACGATTGACTACGGCAGGTTCAAACCTGTAGACAAAGGTGCTTTGTGGCGAGCAGAAGAATTCGTTGTTGAACAACTAGATGGCAACGGGCTAGATAACAAGGAACCAACAGTTCGTGCCTATGGTATTGAAGCAGAATTCATTGGACATCGTGCCGACCTGTGCCTATTTGATGACGTGTCTTCCCCTGATAACGCTCGTGAGTCTGTAGCCAGAGACAAACTGCTGGAAAGATGGGATGGGGTGGCTGAGGCTCGTTGCGACCCAGGTGGTTTGCTGGCTGTAATTGGGCAGCGTCTAGGTTCAGGCGACTTATATGCCCATTGCCTCGCCAAAGAAACGTATGACATTGAAGAAGATATGGCGTATGACGGTTCTAACGTGGAAACCCCTGAAGATGTAGATAATGGGCAACCTATACGCCAGAAAAAGTACCGACATATTATTTATAGGGCGTACTATGAAGAACTAGACACAGGTAAAGAATCTCGTTCGTTCAAATCCTTGCCTTATCCTGATGGTCCCCTTTTAGACCCGAAGCGTTTACCGTGGAAAGACCTATCGTTTATCCGATACAACAAACCAGACGTATTCAAAGTTGTTTATCAACAAGAAGACTTGGATTTGGATTCCAGGCTTGTGGACAGAACGTGGATTACTGGGGGTAAAGGTTTGGATGGGGTGGACTATATGGGTTGTATAGATAATGACCGTCAACCTGGCTACATTCCAGAGGGGTTAGCGCACCCATGGGTATCTATCGTGGCTGTAGACCCATCCCCAACTATGTTCTGGGCGTTCGTATGGATTATTTACCAGCCAAACACCAATCTGTACCACGTTGTAGATATTGAACGAGTCAAACTGACAGCCGAAGAAGTGCTTGGATACGACACAGCCACCTCTACCTATAGTGGTTTGATGGATGACCTACAAAACCGTTCATACGATATGGGCTACCCCATTTCCCATTGGGTTGTAGAAATCAACGCTGCTCAACGGTTCCTTTTGGCACACGATTTTGTCCGTAGATGGCAACAATTGCACCGTGTCAACGTCATTCCCCATACCACCAGCCGAAATAAACTAGATGAAACATTGGGTGTGGAGGCTTTGCTGCCCCCTGTTATCAGGTCTGGTGCTTTACGTCTTCCTTCTATGAAGGGCAACTGGAAAACTCTTGCTGCTATGGATGAACTAACAAAGTGGACCCGTGACAAAAAGAACGGTACAGACATCGTTATGGCGTTATGGATGGCATTATTGAACCTGCCGAACCTCACACAAGCAAAGGCTCCTCCCCGTCAGTGGCGACCATCTTGGCTTTTAAATCGTTAGTCTGTGTTATTGTTGAATTGTCTAAGTCCAACTAAAGGTTGTAAATGAAATCTGTTGAAGAAATTGTTGCTCTATATAAAGAACGACTTGATGCACAAGGTCCAATCCTCAACCAAATGCGTGAAGTCCGTCAATTGGCGAATGGCGATGTCATTGTTCCCCTAAACGAATTAGACCGTAACACCCGTTCTTCAGTAGCAAACCTGCTTGTGCAGGGCTTAGACCAGATGAGTATGCGTGTTTCTTCCACTATGCCATCCCCGTATTTCCCTGCTTTGCGTGAAGGACAAGATAGAAGTATGAGATTGGCTCGTGACCGTAAACGAGCAATGCTTGCTATCTGGGATGACAACCGTATGAATATGAAGATGCGCCGTAGGGCTAGGCATCTTCTTGCATACAGCAACTCTCCAGTTTTCATCAAACCTAACTTTGATAAGCGCATCCCTGAATGGCAGTTACGCAACCCACTTGATACCTTCCCTGCACCATCTGTAGACATTGACAATCCTGTACCAGATAACTGCATCTTCACATATGGTCGTACATATCGTTGGTTAACACAAAACTATGGTGACGTAATCAACGGTGTTCTTCGTGTGGGCAGCCCATCGTGGGACACAATGTTCAAAATCCTTGAATACGTCTGTGATAACGAAGTTGTGACGGTTGTTTTGGGTGCAGAAAAAACTATTGACCCTATGACTGGTGCCTATTCTATGGGTGCGCCAGCAGTAGAACTAGAACGTGTCATCAACAAAACAGGTATGCCGTTAGTTGTTGTCCCTCAACGCATCACTCTTGATAAGCCACACGGACAGTTTGATGGTTTGCTTGGTATGTACTACACACGTGCCAGGTTGCAGGCTTTGACAGAGATTGCTATTGAGCGTGGCATTTTCCCTGATGAATACCTTGTAGCACGACAGGGTGACAACCCTGAAATCATTCAAATTGCTGACGGTAAAACAGGGCAACTTGGTGTTGTCAAAGGTGGCGACATTCAGCAGTTGCAAACAAACCCTGGTTATAAGACTGATGTGGCTCTTGACCGTTTGGAACGCCAAGAACGCCTTGAAGGTGCTATCCCTGCCGAGTTCGGTGGCGAATCAGGCACAAACATCCGTACTGGTCGCCGTGGCGATTCGGTATTGGCAGCAACAGTTGACTTCCGTGTTCAAGAAGCCCAAGACATTTTTGCTTCATCAATGGTTCAAGAAGACAAAATTGCTATTGCCATTGAAAAAACATATTGGGGTAACAGTTCTAAGTCGTTCTTTATTCCTGGTATGGGTGGGGGTGTCAAGGATTACACGCCAAATAAAATGTGGGAAACAGATTTCCATTATGTCTCATACTCGGCTGCTGGTTCAGATGTAAACAACTTGATTGTTGGTTTGGGTCAACGTCTTGGTACAGGGCTTATGTCTAAAGAATCTGCTCGTGAGGCTGACCCACTTATCTCTGACCCAGAGTTGGAACGTGACCGTATCGTTGCTGAAGGTATTGAAGCAGCGTTGTTGTCTTCTATTCAAGCACAAGCAGCAGACCCTAATGGTCCGTATCAACCAGATGATTTGGCTTATGTTGCTGAACAAGTACAATCAAACAAGATGAGTTTGCCTGAAGCAATTATGGCTGCACAGAAACGAGCGCAGGAACGGCAGGCTGCTATGGCTCCACAGGGCGCACCTGAAACTATGCCTGGTTTGTCTGCACCTGGTATGGGTATGGAACAACCTGTTGCTGGTCCTTCTGGTCCTCCTTCTTTAGAGTCGCTTCTTGGACAACTTGGTGGTGGAGGCGCAGCAGCATCAGCGTTACCTCAATCCCCTGGTGGAGTTTTAAGTTTGGCTAACAGTCTTGGAGGGGCATAGTGGCTACTGACTACCCAAATCGTTCAGACCTTAGAAATCCTATGCAACAAGCAAAATTTACTGGGCAAACATACGGGCAGGCTACGCAACAAGCGCAGTCACAACAGGCTGTTCCTTCTGGTGCTGCCCCAACAGACATTGTTCCTGTGCCTGGTCAAGTAGCAGATTTGGCTGGACCGACTCAACGCCCTAATGAACCAACTACTGCTGGTATGAATTTTGGTCCTGGTCCTAATGCTGATGTGTTTGGTCCTTCAAGACAACCAACACAACCAATGCCACAAGAAGTTCTTGGTGGTTCACGTCAGTATATAATTGACCAAGTGCGTAGTTTGTATTCTCGTCATCCCAATTCTGCTTTGTTTCAGTTGATTCTTGAGTTAGAAAATCAACCACTTTAATGAGAAAAAGTCAAGACCAAATTGAACAAGAGTATATTTACACGCAAGAGGTAAAGAAAAACCGTGAGATGAACGGTATTACTTTGAGTGCTGAAAATGCTGAACGTCTTGCACAGGCTGTTGCTGGTTCTGAATACACAAACCCTGAAATCACAGCAATAGTTGGTTTGTCACCTACCCCTGTTGATATGGCTGAAATCCATAAAGCAGCACGACAACAATATATGCGTGAGATGGTGCAGGAAGATAGACCTCCATCTAACGTAACTGTAAGTCCGTTGGTGTCTAAGCAAACTGTTGTTCCTTCTCCTGCTGGTGGAAGCCACGGTAGTTACCGAGTTCATCGTGACGGCACCGAAGGCAAAACATTGCTTGATATTCTCAAAATGAAACCAGAAGATTTTATGGTTATGCCTGGGCATAAACCTAAATGGTGGGAAGTTGTAGACCCTACAAACGAGCAAGGTGTCAACTGGAGAAATCTGTCTATTCCAGAAATCAAAACACCTGATGATTTATTGAATCTTACTGAGCCTCAACTTATTAAGTTTTATATGCAAAAACCTGAACAGTATGCTGCATTGACTGAAAAGTTCAGACCAACAATGGTTTTAGTAAATAAAAAAGGTGAATTAGTCAGAGGTGGAAACGTAGACAATGAAGAAGGACCAGTCATTGCTGACCCTAAATTCCCTGCTGGTCATAAAAGTTTGATTGATAAAAAATTCCCTACGTTTGCAAAACTTACAAATGCAATGGAAACACAAAACGCTGCAATGATAAACGCTTCAGAACCAACTGGTTTTATGCGTGACCTTATGGCGTTCAAAGACGAACTTTCCCCTTTAGGATGGGTTGCTTCTTTGCCGTTTAAAACTATTGGGATGATGACACCAGACCACGTTGGTCCTGCTGGTGGAGTAGAGGCTGGTGGAGTAAACATTCCATTGCGACTAGACCTAACACAAATAGGTACAGGTCTTAGGGCTGCAAGTAAAACTGCTACGACAGCACTTACTGGTGCAGCGCAATTTACTGGTTCAAACATTGAATTTGCTTTGTCAACACAACAAACCCCTGGTGTAGGTCCACTTCAATGGGCTAACTATTTATGGGGCGCACGTGACCCCGAAGGTGGAGATTTAGATAACTATTACAAAACAGTTATTCAAGGAAACATCATTACCCAAATCATCAAACGTGGTTTAGACCCAAATAAAAATCTTGATTTAGGCGCAGGATTTTTCCCTGAAGGTCCAACAATGGAAGAAGCACGTAGGCAACACGATGCTGGTTTACCAAAAATTGCAGGAAAAACTTGGTCTGCTGGTCGTTCAGTTCAAGAACCTTTTATTCAGGCTGGATTGATTGACCGTAATGGGTATGCTGCACAATTTTTGTCTGGCTTAGTTGACTTAACTTTTGATTTAGGTACTGACCCGTCAATGTATTTTGACCCTGTTCGGGGAATTATGAAAGGGTTGAATCTTGGGCGTACTGGAACAACACAACTTTTGGAAGGTGCTGCTGCTGAAACTGTAGGTGCCAAACTTGCTGCCGAGCGTTTGGCAATTGAAGGTTATGGTGGTGTTGCTCAATCAGAAAAAGTTACTGCCATTACAGAGCCAATTGATGAAATGTATAGAACATTGTCAAGAGAATTTGGTACTGACATTCAGACCACTAAACTCATCTTTACTAATGCAGTAGCAGATATTGTACGGGATGCTTGGAAAACCAAACGTGAATCTGTTGGACTGTCAACAATAATTCCATATGTTGACGAACCAATTTATGATGTTTCTACAAGTTCTTGGATAAGGGGTGCAGAAAACGTACCTGTAGAAAACTTGTCTGATTTTGGTGGTTATTTACCTAAAGGAACTGTGCTTCCTCCAGAAGTTCAAGCATACGCTCAACAAGAAGCAGATTCTATTATCAATAGAAACGTGCTGGAAGCAATGGACTCTTACCCTCCAATTCTAGCCAGTATGAAGAATACTGT